AGCTGCACTTGGTGGTCTTTATTCTTTGTTATCACAAGAGTTTCAAATGCCTGTAGTAACAAGGTTGATGGCAAGGATGGGTAAAGAAGGAAGACTTCCTAAGCTACCTAAAGACATTGTTAAACCTACTATTGTTACTGGTGTTGAAGCACTAGGACGAGGTAATGATTTACAAAAGCTTGATCTATTCCTTGCAGGGGCTAATCAAATCGTTGGTCCTCAAGCAGTTGCACAATATGTTAATGTATCTGACTACTTTAAAAGAAGAGCTACAGCGTTAGGTATCGAGACTGAAGGATTGATCAAGACAGAAGAAGAAATTCAACAAGCTATGCAGCAAGCCCAACAACAAGAGATGATGATGAAGTTGGGTGGACCTGCTGTAGCACCTGCTATCAATGCTGCACAAGAGCAGTACATGGCTTCACAACAACCACAAGAAGAGTAGAGAGATATGGCTGAATTACACCGAGTAGAGATAAATGAGAGAGCACCACAGGAGATTGACCCTGAGTCAGAAGAAGCTGTTGAATCAGTACCTGAAGAAGAAACGCAAGAGGATAGACCTGAATGGTTGCCTGAGAAGTTTAAGAACGCTGAAGACATGGCTAATGCCTATAGTGAACTTGAAAAGAAAATGGGAGCAGGGGCTGAAGAACAACAAGAAGAAGGAGAGACAACCAATGAAGAGGAACAACAACCAGATGACAACACAGAGGAAGATACGAATACTAATGATGTTATCGTGGAAGCTAGTAAAGAGTTCTTTGAGAATGACGGTGTTATATCTGAAGAGACCTATAAGAATCTTGCTGAAGTTGGGTTACCGAAAGAGTTAGTAGATAGCTACGCTGCTGGTCAACAAGCACTTCAACAAAGTGAAGAAGGTAGTATCAAAGCTGTCACTGAAGGTAACTGGGATCAAATGGCAGAGTGGGCAGCTGATAACTTATCTCCTGAAGAGGTAAATACTTTTGATGAAATCGTACAGAACGGTTCAGTTGAACAAGCTAAACTTGCTGCCAAAGGATTATACGCACAATTTAAAGCAGAGAATGGAGTTAGTCCTAAGCTTGTCCAAGGTGCTGTAAATGGTTCATCTACAATGCCTTTTAAATCTAATCAAGAACTTGCTCGTGCAATGTCTGATCCTCGATACAAAAGTGGTGACAAAAGTTATCACGAAGAGATTGACAGACGCATTGCAGTAAGTCAGAATTACCTATAATTTTATTGGTAGGTTCATGTGATGAAGCCTTGGACTCCACCTTTTTTCTTGCCAGTGTTGGTTCTGGTTCTTTTGGGTGGATGTTCCAAGGCTTCTTTTTATCCGTTAGCAGGGAGTGTAGGTGGAGCAACTGTTGGTAGTCTTGGTGGTCCTGGTGCTGCTGCTGGTGGTGCTGCCCTTGGATGGGGAGTAGGAGAGGGAGCTAAGTTGATGGAAGAGAACAAGGGATTAGCTAAGAAAGTAAAAGCTATATCCGAAGGAGATGTACAGAAACTTGTACAACAACAACTAACTGAAGAGATGGATAACGGATTCTTTGACTCTATGTTAGATGAAGTATATGGTTTCTTGAAACTATGTCTTGTAGGTGTTATCCTTTGGAATGTAGTTCCGTTAATTTACACTCGTTATGTTCACAATAAATCCCAAAACAAATGAATAAACTACTAAAATTATATAACTCATTTACAAAGAAGGAGAAAGCTATTGTCTTGACTGTTCTTTGTTTAGGTGGAATTATAATACTTAATTTACTTTAAACGACAATTAGTATGACTAATGTCAAGACCCACTGCGGTGGACAATCTCGATCAAAGGTTCTAACGAAAGTCACAACAAACACACACACAATTATAAACTTAAAATAGGAGATCATATATTATGGCAGGAGAAGGTATAACAGACCCCAGTCGTGTAGGTCAGATTAATTCCGCAGGAGATGTGGATGCGTTGTTTCTTAAAAAGTTCAGTGGAGAAATTCTACAGACCTTTGAAGAGTCCAATGTTTTCAAGCCCTTACACACTATTCGTACAATTGAGAACGGTAAATCCGCTCAGTTCCCAGTAACAGGTATTGCAACAGCTAATTACCACACACCAGGCGAGAACATCGCTGAAGAAGGTGGTTCTAGTAGCACTTACCTCAGCGACATTAAGAAAGCTGAACAGACAATAACTATCGATAAGATGCTTGTTGCTTCCACTTTCTTAGCTAACATTGATGATGTAAAGAATCACTACGACATTCGTTCAGTTTACGCTAACGAGTTAGGTAAGGCTCTTGCACTTCGTTTTGATACCGCTATCGCCAAGACATTCATTGCTGCTGCTCGTAGCTCTGCTGTTATCACTGGTGGTAAGACAGGTGGACAACTTGATGTAGCTAACAATGACTTCAGTGCTGGAGACTCCGCAGGATCACCTGCTGCTACTACTGGTGCAGAGTTAATTACTGCTTTGTTTACAGCTGCTCAAAAGCTTGACGAGAACGATATTCCTAGTGACGGACGCTTTGCTGTTCTTCGCCCACAGGAATACTACAAACTTATTACAGGAGGTAGTGGTGCAGTTGCTATCAATACTTCTGCTGCTAATAAAGATGTAGGAGGTTCAGGATCACTTGCTTCTGGTAGTATTGCACAAGTAGCTGGTATTCAAATCTATAAGTCAACTCACATTCCATCAACTGACTTGTCAGCTGTTTCTACTGGAGACGGTGCTTCTAACAATGACTTGTTTGGTGGTAGTGGAGTAGGATACAACGGTGACTTCCGAAACAGCTTAGGTATTGTAGGACATTCTGCAGCTGTTGGAACGGTTAAGTTACTTGATCTTGCTACTGAGTCTGAATATCAGATTGAGCGTCAAGGTACATTGTTCGTTGCTAAGTATGCTATGGGACACGGAATCCTCCGTCCTGAGTGTGCTATCGAACTTGTTTCCTAACTTAGGATTCTCTCTTCGGTGTTGGGGAGGTTTGGATTCGTTCCACTCCCCTTCACTGATATTTTTATTTATTAAGCTATGGCACTGACAACTAAACTGGAAGCGGTAAACATTATGATCTCTGTAATAGGAGAATCACCTGTTAATACTTTAAGTGGAACTAGTGTTCCTGTAACCGTTACACAGGCAGTCCATGCTTTAGACGAAACCAGTAAAGCCATCCAATCAGAAGGTTGGCATTATAACACAGAGTATGATTACCCACTAGTACCAGATTCTGTTACAAGTAGGATTACTCTTCCTGTTAACACTTTAAAGGTAGACTTAGACCCTGAGATATACACGGACTCTGATCCTGTACAACGAGGTCTTAAATTATACGACAGGAAAAACCACAGGGATACTTGGACCAAAGACTTAAAAGCTATTATTACTTTTGAGTTAGACTTTGAAGAACTACCTGAACAATTTAGACATTACATATCTGTTAAAGCAGCTCGCATCTTTGCTACGAGGTTCTTAGGTAGTCGTGAGATAGAAGGGTTTGCTTTGAGAGATGAGATAGAAGCTAAAGCTAGAGCTATTGAAAGCGACTCTGAGAATGCAGATAGAACTATCTTCGATAACTACAGCGTATTACGAGTACTTGATCGATAGATATGCCTTTGCTTAACACTAGCATTCCTAACCTTGCCCAAGGTGTATCACAACAACCTGACAATTTAAGATACCCTGGACAATGCGATGAGCAGATAAATGCTTGGTCCACTGTAGTAGAGGGCTTAGTAAAAAGACCTAACAGTAGGTTCTTATATGATACTGATTTAGGTGCTAATGTTAGCTCTGATTTATTCACACACTTTGTAGACAGGGACGATCAGAATAAATATGTTATTACCTATGACTCTGTTAACGGATTAAAAGCGAGAGACTTAACTGTTGATAACATTAACGATGGTGAGATGGATATTACTATTGAAGATGCTACCGCTGGTACTTATGTCTCTGTTTCTAATCCTCTTACGGACCTTACAGCTTTAACCATAGCAGACTCTACCTTTATTGTTAACAAGACTAAGACGGTAGATGCACTGTCAGTGTTGCAAGAACCTTTAGAAAAGGAAGCTTTAATCTTTGTTAAACTAGGAGACTACGAAAAGGGGTACAGTATTTTTATAGACGGAGCATTAGTTCCTGTTGATACTAATTTACAGAATCTACACGAATATACTCATACATCAGGAGCATCTCCATCTACTTACATTAGTGGACCTAGTACACACGGACGATACGCTGATACTGAGTACATCGCTAAAGATTTAGAAACTTGTTTAAACACTAGGTTTCCTTCAAGTAATGTTAATGTGATGTCTACAGTTTCAATTAGTTCTCCTAACGGAGGAGTAGGTTATCTTCAACCTGTTAATCCTTATGTGACTGGTTACAAAGTAGAAGTAACTATCAATCAATCTTCAGGGTTGTCAGGACCAGCAGAGACCGCAAAAGGAGAAGCTATTATAGACTCTAACGGTACGATAACTGGTGTTAGTTTGACACACATAGGAGCTAATTTTGCATCGGCAGGTGTTATAGCGTCCGCTGATTTACAAATTACTATTACAGAGTTAATGCAGAGCGTGTACTTTGGAAGTCAATGGATAAATGTAGACACATTTGCTAGTTATGTATCAAGGGTAACAACCCCTGCTAATCCCTCTAATTGGGTCTTTACGACAATTGCCAGTTCTCCTTTTACCTTTGATCGCAAAGGAAGTTTAATTAAAATAACAAACGCCTTAGATAAAGATTTTCAAGTAAGAGTTACTGATGGTTTAGCGGATCAAGGACTAGGTGTTATATATAAAGAAGTATCTAGCATTACAGACTTACCTGCTAATTGTTATAATGGTTTTAGAATCAAGGTCATAGGAGATGCAGAGTTAGACCAAGATGATTACTATGTTAAGTTTAAAACCAAAGACAACGAAGACTTCGGGGAAGGCAGTTGGATAGAAACAGCAGGGTGGACACAAGACGGTTCTACTACGGGTGCTAGTCAATACATCGAGAATTCTTTAGACCAAGACACAATGCCTGTTAGATTAATCCCTGACCAAGCAACAGGTAAGATAACAAGCTTTACTTTAAAAGTTGTGGATTGGGCAGGTAGAGAGGCAGGTGATGACAACAGTAATCCGCTCCCTTCTTTTACAAACAACAAGATCAATGATATCTTCTTCTTTAAGAACAGGTTAGGATTCTTGACAAATGACTCTGTAGTGTTCTCTGAAGCCGATGAATACTTTAATTTCTTCAGGACCACAACACAGTCGTTATTAGACTCTGCTCCTATAGATGTTGGAATATCACACACTAAGATAAGCTTACTTAAATACGCACAAGCGTTCCAAGAGAAGCTAATGTTATTCTCTGCTAAGACACAGTTTGTGTTGAGAGGTGCAGATTTGTTAACACCTAAGACAGTTACAATATCTCCAGTTACTGAGTACGATGTATCAGAAAGTATAAGACCGTTAGCACTTAGTAGTCACATATACTTTAACTTTAAAAGAAACAGCTTTGAAGGGTTGTTAGAGTACACTGTGGATAATAACACAGAGACCTACGGAGCAGTTGAGATTACAGAACAAGTTAATAAATATATACCATCTAACATCGTAAGGATGGAAGGTAGTGCAGCTGAGAATATGATAGTTGTACAATCAAACTCTGATTATAATAAGTTGTTTTTATATAAATACTTTTGGCAAGGTAGAGAGAAGATACAGAGTTCTTGGATGTCTTTTACTTTTACTAGAAAGGTTATAAGTTTTAAGTTTATCGAGTCTACTTTGTATGTAATTACCACAGATAGTGACGGTACTTACTTAGAGGAGATACCCATGGAGAATGGATTGGTGGACACAGGTAAGGATTACTCTTTATTGTTAGACGGTAGAGTAGACGGTAATTCTTCTTATGTAGGTCTAGGTGGTTGGTATCCAACAGGAAGTACTCCTTTAAGTATCAACGGTACTACCGTTACTAATGTCAGTTTGATCGTAGGTTCTAATGGTTTTAAGTTTCAAGATGGCATGGCTTTCTATACAAAGAACGGTAATAAAAGAACTTTAACTATAGATAATGCAGACCCTACTAGAGCAGCTGTGAGTGGTCTTATAGCTAGTTTTGTTTCTTACTCTAGTCATGTAACACATAACAATAAGATATATAAATGTATTCAAAACCATACAGCAGACTCAGTTAAAGAACCTGGAGTAGGTGCAGATTGGGAAGAGTATTGGATTGAAATTACTACAACTATACAACCATTATCTTGGTCTTTATCAACCTCTTATATTACAGGAGGTTTATATCTTTGCACTACAGGTCACACTTCATCACCTACTATACTTCCTGATGCTGCTGGTTCTGCTTACTGGAACAATGCTGCTGGACTTATAGATTCTGCACCTGCTTGGAGTCCTGATGGATATGAGTACATTAGTCAATACGACTTCTTTGTAGGTTTTGAATACGATATGTTATACAGGTTCTCTAAGCAGAACTTAAAGCAACCTACTGAAAGAGGTGGTCGATCTGCATCTGATTATACTTATCAAACTATTCGTAACGGTAGTATTGAATACTCAGAAACAGGACACTTTGATGTAGAAGTTACACCTAAATTTAGAGACACTTACAAATACACCTATAACCCAGCTTTGTTAGCCTCTGTCAGTACCCTTAATAAATTCACACCTGAGACTGGATTCTTTAAGTTTGCTGTACAAGCTCAACCTAATGATGCCACTATCGAAATTAAATCTTCTAGTGCTTTACCAGTGAAGCTACTATCTGCTGAGTTTGAATCAACAATCATATCAAGGAGTAGACGCTATGGAAGTTAAGATAGAGAAAGCTTATCCTGTGGAAGACGCTCCTTTGTTATATGATGACTTACGGGAAGAAGATATGATGGAATGTATAGGTTTAATGCACCACCCTAGAGATGCTGTGTACGGATCATTTGAATCAAGTAGTAAGTGCTACAGCGTCAAGACAGATCAAGACGGGTTGTTAGCGAGCTTTGGAGTGAGTCCTAGAGATAACATCGGGGTTTGTTGGTTGCTAGGTACAAGGAATTTTTATAAAGTAAAGAAGAAGTTTGTTAAGGAATCACAGATGTGGATAGACGATTTAATGGATGGATTTGATTACTTAACTAACTATGTCATGGAAGCTAATACACTCAGTGTCAAGTGGTTAACTTGGTTAGGTGCTAGTTTTCAGGATTGCAATATCCCTGGTTATAAGTCATTTAAGATAGAGAGGAAGTAATATGTGTTTACCATTAGCAGCAGCAGTACCATTAATATCAGCAGGAGTAGGAGCAGCTTCCGCAGGTTTACAGTATGCAGGACAAAGAAGACAAGCTAAACAACAAGCAGCTTTTCAAGCACAGTCTATTGCAGCAGCTCAAAAGAAAGCAGGTTTTCAAAGGACATCTGAGTTACTAGAATCTCAACAAAAGAAAATAGCTTTAGCTCAGGAGTCTGCCAAGATAACAAAGAAGGCAAGAGAAACACTTGCTAGTGCTACTGTATCAGCAGGTGAGGCAGGTGTGTCAGGTCTTTCAGTGCAAGCTTTAATGGATGATTATGTTAGACAACAAGCAGGGTTACAAGCAGCTGTTACTACTCAAGAAAAACTTTACGGTCTACAAACTGGCATGGGTCTACAACAATTAGGATTAGCTTCTCAACAAGAGATACTAGGACTTAGTCAACCTATCAGTAAACCTAGTTTATTAACATCAGGTCTACAGGCTGTTAGTGGTGGACTTAGTGGATATAGGACAGGACTTGATATTGGTAGTAGGATGAAGACACCCGAAACACCTAAAACAAGCGAAGGATAATGGACGAACGAGTACAAGTACAAGGATTAGGTGAAGCACCTACAGTTCAACCTGTGGACCTTCCTGGCTATCAATACGGAATAGGTCAGCGTAGAGCAGGTAGGAATAAAGCTATGAACCTTGCTGATTCTTTAGCTCAGTTTGGTTTAATAAGTAAGCAATATAGTCAGCTACAGGTACAACAAGAAAGAATAGGTGCTGAACAAGCTGAAGCTGTAGCAGAGCAAGATATAATTAATGAAGTTAAAAACTTAAAAGATTTAAATAGATTCAGTCCGTTGGCGTTAGCTAATAGAGATAGAGCTTATAGAGATGCTTTATTAAAAAGGTATGTAGGAAATACTATGTTACCTAACTTACAAGCTAAAGCTGCTGAGTTAGTCGATGTAGAAAAGTACAAAGATACAGACTCTTTCTTAAACGCAGTAGATACAGAACTATCTAACAACTGGCAGGGTTTAGTAAGCGAGATAGGAGAAGATAAAGCTAACTCCGTTGCAGCTAAAGCTATGTGGAGTTCTATTGCTCCTAAATACAAAAGCGATTTAACAGCAGACTTTGAAAAAGCTAAACAAGACTTTATAGAAAACCAAGAAGAAGAAGATTTGATGCACGATTTAAGAGGTGCAAATATGGACTTGGATACTATTCAGAACATAGCTTTGAACAGAGAAGAGTTGATGAAGCAGCAAGGGATAACAGACCCAGCAGCTAGACAACAGATATTACTTAATTCTTTTTCTACTCATTTAAATACTTTAATAACTCAAGGTAAATACAAAGATGCTACCTCTTTTCTTACTTTGATGGAAATGACTAAGGTAGATAATAGAAGAGTGTTTGGTTCTGCGTTAGCTCAATATAAAATGAACACTGCCTCTACTGCTATACGAAGCGGTATGCAACAAGGTGCTTCCGTATCTAAAACTACACAGCAACAGAACTTTGCAGGTTTCTACGAGTCTGCTTTAATAGGTCTATACGGAATGCAGAAGTTTGGAGGAGCAGTAGAACCTAATCAAATTTCAGCTTTAAAGACTAGCTTACAATCTTTAAGTGCAGAATTAACAAATAATCCAAAAGCTTTAGATGAAGTAGTTTCTTCTATTGTAGAGTCTAATAATCCTGTGGCTGCATACGAAAATAAATTATCTGAACTTTCACAAGCACCTGACGCTCCTGACCTTGCTTTAGAATTATACATAGGTAATAGATCGAAGTTGAACACAGTCCGAGAGGATGTTTTAGTGAGACCTCGCCAACCTCTTAACTTATCTGATGATTATAAAAAACAACAGCAAGAAGAGTTCTTGGAATGGGCTGAGACTCAAACAGTTCCACCTACAGTTAAGGATTTTATATTAACGCAAAAGAAAGATTATGTATCTTGGGATGAATTAGATCAGTTAGGTATAGAAGCAGAAGAACGAGGTGCTGTTTTAAACTCTACTTATTACAAAGGCGTGGATTCTTCTATAGGTAAAATGATTAGAAATGAAACAGAAAATACTTTTGCTGATGATTACATCATGGAAGATTTTCAGTTAGAAGACATGTATAAAGGCACATCAGGACGAGAGTTTCAACGAAGTGCTACAGAACGGATACAAGAAGCTTTAAAGAATGCAGCACCTAAAGATGACAAGGAAACTATTAAGATTCTAAATCAACTAGAACAAGAAGAAAAAGAACGATGGTTGCGTATTATTAGAGCTAAGAGAGATAGTTTAAATATGAAACCTGAGACGAAAGTTGTGGAGGGTGTAGTACCCAAAGATTCAAGGGCTGATCCTGAAGAAGAAATTAAACAAGTACGCACTAAAGAACTAAAGACATTCGGAAAGGATGTAGCGTATAAATCTTTGATGCACATTAAGAGGGGAGCACCTGTTAGGTCCATAAGCCGCCAGGTCATAGAAGATGACAGGAAAGATATGGAAGAGAAGAACTATAGACCTCAACAAAGACTTTCATATTATAACTTTGGTTTATCTAGTTACAGCAGAGAAGGAGTACAGAAAATAGCTGATTTAGATTTAGACACAGACGATGTACTTTTATTTGGAAGTTTAACGGAAGCTGAGATGAAGTTAGATGAATGGGCTGAGATATTATCTAAAGACTCAGAAGGAAAAAAATTGACTCCTGAAGAAGAAGAAACAGCAGAACAATATATTGAGTTAGGAATTGAAACCGTGGATGACTTAGTGGACTTCGGTATTGTACAAAAAGATTTAATATTTAGACCTAGAAAAGCTTTATAATATGCCTACTTTTGAAGAGTTAAGGAGAAATAAGTACGGTGACAGCACACCTCAACCTGAAGAAGAACCAGACGAATCTACAGTACCAGTAGAAGAAAGACTACCTGCTCCGTATGAAGACTCAGAGGATGTAATGGTAGGTGAACTTCTCGATCAAAACCCTCAGCTTACAACAGAGCAACAAGAAAGTGGCGAAGAGTTTACAAGTGAGCAGTGGTTTGGTTTAGCTTTAGGGACTGGTGTAGAACTTACTGCTCCTATCGCTAGTAACATCGCTTATCTTAAATGGTTAAACAGAGCAAAGGCAGCCGCTAAGGCTACTAGAGGTTTAAAAGCTACTCCTTTAGGTCTGTTAGGGTTAGGTGCAGCAGAGGTAGGAATAGGAGCGTTATCTAATGTAGCCAACCAAAAGATACAGTTACATTACAAATCACAGAAAAAATTTAAGATTTCAGAAGTAATGGCTGCTGGTGTTTTTAACGCTAGTCCTGTTGTTAAGTTCATAGATGGATTACCTGTGTTTAAATTTCTACAACCAAAAACAGGAAGTAAGTTTGCTTACAGGAATATTATAGTAAAAGGAGGAGAAAAACTTGTTAGCGGTGCTGCTATAGGTTTACTAGAGTCTGCTTTTAGGCAATCTGTTTCTGGGTTGCTGCAAGAAGAAGAATTATTCGATGAAGCAGGGAATGTAAAAGAAGGTGTCTACAGGGATTTATTAGTGTCCGCAGGAGTAGGGGCAACTTTAAATACAGCTATGCACGGAGGTGTTGGATTGTTTAGTTACTGGAGGACCAAGGGTAGAGCAGGTAGAGCGGAAGCTGTTAAACTCACTGACTTAATGGATGGTGATTTAGTTAAGCAGATAGATGACATCAATAAAGAGATACAAGCTGAAACTGCTGATGTAGGAATCTTTACAAACTTTAAAGAAAAGAACGCTAGAATCGCTGCTTTAAAGAAAAAGAAAAAGCAAGTAGAAGAAGCTAAGGAACTAAACCAACAGCTTAAAGAAGAGATACAAGAAGAGAATGCCAGGGTTGATGAAGCAGAAGCTAATCCTAAACCTATCGAAGAAGAACAGACTTTAACTGAAGAAGAGTTAGATGCACCTGATGAAAATCTAAGAGAGTACACTGAGGAAGATTTAGAAGTACCTAAAGAAAGACAACCTGTAGAAGAACCTGAAGTAAAGGTAGAAGAAGAAGTTGTTGAAGAACCTACTACTCCTGTTGAAAAAGTTCCTGAAGATATTGAACCTACTACTGTTAAAGATGAGGAGGTAGAAGTAAAAGAACCTGAAGTTGTTGAAGAACCTAAGAAACCTGAAGCAGCTCCTAAACCTAAAGTTTTAAAGAGAGATAATGCTTTACAAAGTTTAATAGACAGAACCAAAGCAGCTTTTTCAGGAGGAGATGTACCCACTATTGAAGGTGCTAATATTATTCGAGAAGGTAAAAAACTTTACGATAATTCTATTTCTATATTCACAAAAGCTATACATACTTTCAGAGAAGGTGGTAACAAAGATGTCAGGGCTTTACAGATTGCTTTAGATGAAGTTGTATTTTTAAGAAAGTTAAATCAAAAAGTTAGTGACCCATTGTCTACTTTAGTAGGTAGAGGCTTACAATCACATAGGCAAGATGCTGCTAAGTATAACTATCAAACAGTTCTCAGTGAACGAGCAGGAGCTGAAAGCGATGCTTGGAGTGATGTAGAAAAATCTTTAAGGCAAACAATAGAAAACGAAGCTGATGTTAGTTTATTTAAAAACATACAAGATGCTTTAGATGTTAGACCTCGCTTTAAAAGATTAGGAGAGGAACTTGATCGACAAGCTACGCAAGATTTTAAAAACAAACTAAGAGAAGCGACTGAAAAAGAACCTAAAGAGATACCGCAAGAAGTTATAATCTCTAGGTTACAAAAGAAACTTAGAGAAGCACAGGAAGAATTTGCAGGATTAAGACCAGAACAAAAAGCTAAGAAAGGTAAGGAGAAGTCTCAAGAAGAGATAGACATACAGAATAGGTTAGACTTTTACGCTACAGGTAAACGAGAAGCCAAGCAAATCGCACAAGAAGAATCTAAACTTGAAACATATTTAGAGTTACTTGAAGAAGGAGACTTAGCAAAGATAAGACAAGAAGTTGGACCTGCTCCTGATTGGGCTAATA